GCGCCTTGGTCGTGCTCGTCAGGGCAGAGCCGCCATAGGTCAGCGTCCGCCCGCCCTCGTCGTAGAGGGGCACGTTAAGCTGGGCTAGGTCCGTGTCGCCCAACGTCATGTTGGTGTCGACAATCATGGCCTTACCTGCCGTCCGGCAGGCCGTCACAGCAGCGGCAAACGAGGCATAGGCCGACAGGCGCAGCGCCCCGGCCGGAATGTCGGTTGCCTGATTATAGACCGCGCTCGCCTCAGGCGGGCTGTAGCTCAGCCCCGCCGGTCGGTTGATCAACGACGGCGGCGGCACATACACCCCGCCGGTTGGGACTAGGAGGCGGCCTTGGAATGCGGACATCATTTGGCTCGCTACTTAGAGAACGATGGTCATCTCAGCGTTCTCGCGCTAAGGTTAAGTGGGGGCGAAACATGATCCGATACGTGAAGCGCTATATCTGGCCGGCAGTCGCTGCGCTTTGCTTGCTGGCGGCTGTCCTGCCCTATGTTGACCGGGACGTCCAAATTAGCGCTTCGAACCTCTACGCCTCGAAATGGTCTAAGGTTGGAGGGTCTGAATATGTGTTTGTCGGGGACAGCATTACCAAGGGCGGCGGGTTGTGGGCTTTCCGGCTCGGGGCGTTTCCTCCCGGGACGATGAATATTGCTCGATCTGGATACACGACTGAACAGATCACCCCTTTGGTGAGGCAGGCGGCAAAGCTTAATCCCAAAGCGATCTTCTATATGTCTGGCAGCAACGATGTGTCGTTGGGCGAGGGCTCTCCGCTTCGCAACCGAGAAGCTTTTCGGAAGAACTTGCGCATCGCAAGGGGATCTGGCGCGCGCGTGATCGTAACTCTGGCCCCTCCGACGTTCGACAGGGCCATTAATGCGCGCCTGGCGGTGAACAACGCAGCGATGCGGCGCTTGGCCGAGGCAGAGGGCGTCACGGTCATTGACCTCTGGCCACAACTCGGCGAAGGCGGTGTGATTGCCAAACGATACACAAATGATGGCACACACCTGACCAATGCTGCCTATCGGATTTGGGCGCGCGAGATTAAGCGCGCCCTGAAGGCACCACCCACCCCAATCATAGCGACAGGTTGAGCGCATTAAAGGCAGTAATGAACGTAGAAGCCACCGCAGCGTGCCCGGTGTCGTTTGGGTGAACGCGCGAACCTGGAGTATCTGAGGCGGCGTAGTTGCTCGAAACCGTCCGGTCAAAGGCCCCGCCAAGGTTGATGTACTTCAAACGGGGCGAATTGACGCTCGTCACATAGGCAGACGCCGCCGCGCGGAGACCCGCCGCTCTGGTTTCCGATGTGTTGTTTTCCAGCGGGGTAACGCCGGTAACAATCATCTTTCCTTGCGAGTATCGGTCGCTGAACCACTCCCAGAACGCGGTGAGGTTTGCGGTGTAAGTGGCATCACTTACCGCCGCGCCCGCATCGTTGATGCCGACCGAGTAAACACAAAGGGCCGGGTCCGCGACGTCGTGATAACCACCCGCGCGCCACAACTCATGATCCGTCGTCGTGGAGCCCGAAACTGACTTCAGAATGTTTCGGACATCATATCCAAGATCAACCAAGTGGTTTCGAACAATGAAGGGCCACATTTTTTCGGTTTTGGTCGGTCCCGTGCCGTTAAGCGTGCTGTCTCCAATAAACAACACTCTTTTGTTTGCGGCAAAATTGAAGTCATCTGTGATAACGTTACCATTTGCTGTGACTGCGCCGTATATAACATCTGTTCCTGGCGCGGCGCTCAACATTCTCCGAACATTCAACCCAACTACGCCGGTTTCGACCTGAAACCCCCGGTATGCCATTCCAACCGGAATTATAATTTGTTGCCCCGGACCAGTGACAAACTGTCCAGTGAACCCCAGAAACCTTCCATCAGCGCTACCGCCAATGCCAATTTGAGCAACGCAAAGCTGATTTGCAGAAGCATGGACGCTTTGCAAATATAGAGTTTTGCCAATCAGCGGAATGGCGGCAGTGGCGGCAATTTGCGTATTTACAGCACCGGCAGCAGGCGTAGCGCTTCCGTTAGAAAAACGCTGGATGGGCTCGCCCTCCCTTAAAAGGAACTCAGCGAACGAGCCGTAGCCATTAACGACCAAATCTGACTTGCGAGCCGCGCCGTAAATTTCAAGGTCAAGGACTGACATCTAGACCACCTTGATCCAAGGGCCTTGCGACAGCACAGAGCCGTCTGCATAGCGAAGGATGGTTTGCAGGAACGCGACGGTTTCGCCTGCAATGCTCGGCGCATCGCCCGAGACAGTCACAGTCCCGTTTGTGGCGCGGATCGAGGTCACGTTGCCGCCGGTGCGGTAAGTCACCATCTTGAGACCGGCCGGGAGACCGCCCTCTAGAAGGGTCGTGCCGTCCAGAGCGTAAGCCGGATCGGTAACGGCCAGACCTTCGGGGGCAATGACGGGGAGCGGGTTAGCCGTGCCAACCTCGCCGCCTCCGTTGTTTAGGGTAATGATCACGGTTCGACCTCGTATCTCATGCGGTTTGAGGTGCGGAGGAGCGCATAGGCCACCGGAGGGGCCTCGAAAGCGTCCTTGCGGGTCATGGCTCTCTTGCCGCGCCTTGCGGCGTCTGCGGTGATCTGAGAGGGCGGCGCGCCGTACTCGTCGGCCACATAGAGCGCGAGCATCGCGGAGAGCCCCTCACTGTAGCGGCTGGACAGCGGAGCCTCCGACGCCAGCGTCAGGCCACGGATGGAAACCCACGAAGCCAAGTCGGCGTCGTAAATGTGGGTCTCAGGGGTAGCGCCAGCGACGACAACCACGGCCCGATCCTTCGGGCTTCGCGTCTCGCCTGTCGTGGCGTCAATGATGGTCGCGGGAAGCGTGACGGATGATGCGCCGGTCACGCGCTCGTTTTCGCCAGCCTCGTAAACGCCGGAGGTCAACACGTTGGTCAGAGGGCCGAAGGTGTCCGTGGCGGTGAGGTGGTCGTACAGCCCCTGAAGGGCGACCAGGGCGTCAGAACCTTCCTCGCCTTGCGGGTCCTGACCAGACGGGAGGACCTTAAGCTGTCGAAGGGCTCGCTTGATGATGTCAAGAACGGTGGCCATTAGGCACCCCCAAAGGGTTGGGCGACCCCCGTTAGGGAGCCGCCCAGTTCGCAGGGAGGGTTAGGTGCCCGACAGGAGGGTGCCGAGGCGACCGTCCACGTTCTTGGTGCCGTAATAGACGTCCCAGCGGTGGCTGTGGACGTCGGTGCCGCCGTTGGAATAGCGCCAATAGCGGACGCTGATGCCAGTGTCGGGGTCGGTGGCGTAGTCGGCTTCGCCCGTAAAGGGCATCGGCGGCTTGGCGTTCACCAGCTTGATAGCCGACTTGTGGAAGGCGGCGTTCAGGTTGAACGAGGTGGACAGCGCGCCGAGGTGGGTGATTGCGGCGTTGTCGGCCGGGGCAGCCGAAACCGTCTGGAACGCACCCGAAGTGATGATCGGGGGCGAAATCGACAGGGTTACGTTGCCCGAGCCGTCCGAAGTGGCATCGGCCATGATCGTGAACTGCCGCAGGTAGGTGGTGGCCACCTTGTTGCGCGGGTTCACGGCGAAGACACCAGCGATGGTGAACTTCTCACCGGCCTTGTAGGTCTTCGACACTTGGCCGTCGCAGACCAGGTTCTGCGTGTAGGTCGTGCGAGCGGTCGCATAGGTGACGTTCTGCGAAGCGCCGTTGACCAGAGTGCCGCTCAGGGCGCGCGTGCCCATCGTCAGAACCGGAACGGTCTGGCTCATGTAGCTGTCCACGTTGCCCAGCATCGGGATTTTCACCCGCTTCAGGGCCGAGGAGGCCACGTCACCGACCTGCGAGGCCTGGGCCAGCAGGTTTCCGGCCAGAGCGTAGGTGTCGCCGGGGGTCAGGATCGCATTGCGATCCGTGGTCGGGACGCCCATTTCGTCCAGGCGCTGCGGGGCGAGGAAGAAGTCACCGGCACTGTCGATGATGGTGCCGGGGGTGCCAACCCAGTTGTGGAAGTACTTCACGTTGTCGATCAGGTCGCCGTCGATCTGGCTGGCGATCTGCGTCATCGCGGCCTTGATGACCTTCGACTTCAGCAGTTGATCCACGTTGGTGGTGGCTTCGTAGCCGGTGAAATCGACGTCAACGCCCTTTTGCTTGTCGAGCGTCACGGCGACTTCGCCCTCAACGACGTCTTGCGCCGAAGCGGTGGCACCGTCGCGGATCGTGAACTCGGGCGGGCGCTTCACATAGACAGTGGTGCCCACGCCGGGCTTGAACTCGGCGTTGACGCTCTCGCTGTCGCAGAGCTTGGCCATCACCAGTTCATTTTTCAGAAGGGCAAGGCCGACATTGGCATAGACCTTCGGGGAGGCAAACGTATTAGCCATGATGGAAAAATCCTTCAGGCCGCTCTAAGGCGGCACGGGGCCATGCCGTCATCTCGACGGGAAAGGCGGTTTCGGGGGTCAGGAGAGCTTGTATTGAGCCTCAAAGGCCGCGAAGTCGGAGGTGTCCGCCGCGACCTTGAATTGACCGCCAGCCCCTCGCGCTTGCGGCGCGGGTTGCGGGGCTGAAGTCGTGCTCTTGGCTTTCGGGGTTGTGCTCGACGCCGCCGAAATGGTGGCTTCGATGCGTCCCAGTTCCCGGACTTGCGAATAGGGTGAAAGGCCAGCAATGCGGCGCGCTTCATCCGGGTTTTTCGCGAGGTGGTAGGCCACATCAGCCCCTAGCTCGCTTTCCCTGATGGCTTCAGCCATGTCAGGGGTGCAAGGCCACGCGCCCCGCTCTGCGCCTTCGATCACCGCTTCGAAGTAATCCTCATGCTTCTCAGCGACTTTCGCTTGACGGTCGAGCCAGGCCTGTTGAGCGGCTTGCTTTTGCCGTTCGGCTTCCCGCGCGGACAGACGGCGTTCAACGATCTCTTCGATCCACGCGTCATCGCCTTCGGGTTCTTCCCGAGAAGCCTTCAGCCGTTCGACCTCCTCGCGAAGCGCATCGCGCTCACGTTCGGCCTCCCGTTGCAGTCGGGTCTTCTCGTCCATGCGCTCTTGAAACGACTTCTTCGGCTTGGCCGGTTCGGTCGTCTCTGCGGCGGCTTGGTCGCCGGTGTCCGCACTCTCAGGCGCGGCGGTGTCTTCCGTCTCCACAACAGGCGCGGAAACGTCTTCGATCACCTCGGACGAGGTGTCGGCTGTTTGGTCGGTCATGGCGCTATTAGCGGGCTGCTTTAGGCCGCAGCGGGTGCCTCGCTCATGGCGGATTGTTCAGGGTCGAGCGTCCCCTGTCCGAAGGTCTGTTCAAACTTGGCCCCACGCTCGAAAGCGTCCATCGGGGCAAGTCCAACTTCCAATTCTGCCCGGTCGGCTTCGGCTTCGGCGCGGCGCGCGTCGGCTTGCGCCTTCGCGACCTCGGCCTGTGCCTTTTGAAGCTCCAACTGCCCGGCCTGCTGCTGCATCTGCATGGCCTGCATTTGCGCCGGATCGGGCTGTTGAGGCTCCTCGCCTTCCTCACCCTCGCGGATTTGCGCCGGGATGGTCTTCTTGAGGCGCTGGCCGATCTGGTCAGCCAAGGGCCAGTCTTGAGCCTTGGCGATGAGGTCCCCGGCAACCTGAGCAGCCGAGGGCACCGCCTGGACGAACTGCATCATGCTTTCGGCCGCTTCGACCCGCTTGGTCGAGTAGCTTGGGCCGGTCTCAATGCTGATGTCGTACTTGCCCTGATTGATGTCCACGCTCTGCGGGTTCATCGGGTCGTTCACCCGCTGGACCTTTACAGCGTCATCCTCGCCAACCACGCGGATCGTGCGGGCCGTGTCATAGACCACCGGGATCAGTTCGTTGACGATCCGACCGCCCTCGCGAATGGCTGCGGTCAGGTTGTCGGGGTAGACGTAGGTGGCAATGTCGCCTTCACGCTGGCGGGCGTTGATGGCCTTGCCGCTGGTCTCGTTGCTGCGGGCACCCAGGCTTGCGTCATGCAGGCCCGTAACGTCCTTCATGTCCTGAGCGTTGATGTTGCTTTCGTTCAGGACGGCGGCGTTGATCTGCGGCGGGGCGATCAGTTGCGGAGGCTGGGCACCGCTCCACGTCAGCACGGTGTCATCCGAGGCGTGAGCGTTGCGGAACTCGTCCGCGTCGCCTTCGTTGGCCTCATGCACAAGCCACTTGGCCTTGGGCGCGAGAGCCAGCGTCTCAGCCGACACCGAACGCCAGTAGTTCAGCAGCCGCTGAGGGTCCTTGGCAAACCGGATCAGGCCGAACCGAACGCGGCGGGTGCCGACGTTGATAACCCAGCCTTGAGCGCGAATGATCGGCACGCGCGAAATGGGCATCTCATGCGGGCCAGACAGGATCGCCTTTCCCGTGATCAGATACATACAGGCAACGCGCTTGGAAGCCTTGCGGACCTCAAGCGGCACGGCACCTTGCGGCACCTTGTCCACCGGCACAACGCTCCCACCTTCCAGCAAGGCCAGCTCCACCGGGACCGACTTCATCAGCCAGTACTCGACAACGCGAACCGTATCAGCCGTTCCCCAGCCGTTGGCGTCGTTGGTCGGAACCGCTAGGTCGGACGGAACCTCATCCTTCCACTGGCGCTCAAAAGCCTTGCGCGGCACCTCGTCCACAACGAAGCAATAATTGGCATCGCGGCCGGTGCGTTCAGTGGACATCGGGTCCCAGACAACCGCAAACGGGTTCGGGATAGCCTCAATGCCAATGTCGCGGTCAAAACTTTCGTCGTCGGCGTATTTCAGCGCGACCCGGAAGTTCCCGATCCCGCAAGCCGTCTGGTTTTCCCCGGTGGCGACGTAAACGCCCTGAGCGTCGTTGTCCCGCTCGATGGCCCGAATGAGGCCCTCACGGACTTCCGCAAGGTCCTTGTCAGCGTCTTCAGCCGGGCGAACACGAATGGCCGGGCGGTTGACACGAAGGTCACCCACCACTTGCGCCACGAACTGCGGAAGCCGGTTGATGGTGAGGCAGGGACGGCCCTTGCGGAGCTTCAGTGCCTCGTCTTCCCATTGCTCCCCGGCAAGGAACTTCAGGTCCTCAATGCCTTGGTCGCGGTTCTCGCGGTCGTAGTCCACAGCCTCTTGGAAGCGCTCGCGGGCCTCCTTGATGAACTCGGCTTCGTCGGCGTAGCCTTCGGGGACCTTGACGGCGCGGACCTTCTGTTCAGCCATCTATGCGCCCATCCAACTATTTGCCGTTGCCCGAGGGCGCTGGCGGGTTTCTTCGCGCTTCTGGCGGGGTTCTTCGTAGCAAACAGCCGAAAGGCCGAAGGCGTCGGCGGGGTCAGAGGCCCAATCGTGCATAGGCCCAAGACCCACATTCCGCCGCTCGTCCCGGCGTTCGTGGTAAGCGGCCAAAGCCTTCAGGCCCCCGGCAATGTGCGGCGTGTCGTTGAACCACATACGCGGGAACAGCCTGCGAGCCGCCTCAACGCGCTTGAGAGCCGCGCCAGAGCCTTGGTTTGGCGTGACGTTGACCGAGAAGCCCGCCGCCCTTAGCTGCTGCTCTACCGAGCCCGTAGCCTCCAGGCGAAGCTGCGTTCCGTCGTGGGGTAGTTCCATCAACGCATCGCCCCAGCCTCGCGACCGAAGTTCGTTGATGTAGTAGGACAGTTCCTGTCCCCGGCCTTCGATGTAGTCGAGATACCGGATTTCCCGCCCGACAAACTGCGCCAGCCAAATCGCCGTCGCGTCGTTGCGGCCCAAATCCCAGAAAGCCCGAACCCTTAGGATCGGGTCCTTTGCAAGCGCTGCAATCCGCCCTTCTTCGCGGACCTTGGCAAGCTGAGCGGCGTAATATGCGCCGTCGATAGCCTGGACATACTGCCCGCCCCAAACATGCTCAGCCGTCGAGGGGTCGGTCTGGTAGTCGTGTTCCATTTCCGCCTGAAGCGGCGTTCCCGCGAACCACGGGTTATCCTTCCAAGAGACCTCGCGAACGATGCTGTTAGGCGGAGGCCCGGCATCGCTGCGAAACAACTTGTCGATAGGGTCGTGGTCGAACTCAGGGTTCCAAGTCCAGATCATCCGCGAACCGGGCTTGCGGAGCGTCGGACGGATCAAGCGGATAGAACGGGCTGAAAACCTGTTGGCTTCCTCACCCCAGAACACATCAGCCCCTTCTAGGGACTTCAGAGCGTCGGGGTTGCGCCACATGCCCTTGTAAACAAACCGCCCGCCGTTCTTGGCGCGGGTCTCGTCTCTCAGGGCCTCGAAATGGTCCTCAAGGCCGTAGTCGCTGATCTTGTCTTCGATGAGCTGCTTAACGCTGTCCTTCAGGCTGTCCTGAATTTCACGCGCGCAAACCACCCTAAGCGGAGCCTGTGCAGCCTGAATCACCAGAGCCGCCGCGACCGAGTGCGATTTAGCCCCGCCCCGTCCGCCGTAATATGCCGCGTCACGCCAGCCAGTCGTGAACAGGTCACGAAAGGCCGAGGGGATTTGGACCTCAGACAAACGTGACCGTTAGCGCCGTCTTGATCGGCGCGTCATCCTCAGACCCGCCCGTCAGCGCTACCTTGTCGCCGTATTTTTTCGGGTTCCACTTCGCCAGCAATTTCAGGTCCGTCTCGATAATCAGCTTATCGCGCTGGACGTCGCCCCGACTGTCGCCCTGACCTCGGGCAGTTTCTCGGGCCCTCATGGCGATAGCGTCGTGACCAGCGTCTCGCGCGCGTGCGATGTCCCGAGAAAAGCCCTCCCGAGCGCTCGCCCAGTTCCTCACCGTGTCATCACTCGGAAAGCCGTCATCCCGACAGATCACCGCGAGAGGCTCGCCCGTTGAAAGGCGGCGGACAATCTCGGCGGCTATCTCGTCGGTGTAAGCGCTAGGCCGTCCGTGAGGCTTCTTGGCTTTGGCCATGTTGCGCCTAACGTTTTGCCTTGGGGATTTTGAACCCGATCTTTCGGGCCTTGTGTTGCGGCTCATGGTGCAGAGCCCATGCTGCGGACTTGCTGACCGACCTCATGCCGTAAAGGCGAGGCGTCGAGCCTTCATGGTCGCGGAGGTCATGGACGGAGCCGAACCCGAAGAAGACCGGGTAATCGTCGTCATCCATGCTCTGCCTCTTGGGTATCGTCCGCCACTCGACCAAGCTCGCAGGTTCTAGCCGTTGGCAGGGGTGTTCGGGCTGTCGGCGCGGACGATGGTTTTTCCCGCCCCTTCCCGGTTCAAAGCTGAAGGGGGCACATCAGGGCAAAGGTGAGACGGGGCGGGAAACGCAAAACCCGCCGTGAGCGGCTGGCTCAAACGGCGGGCGAATTTGGGTCGCAGTGACTGCGGATAACGATGTGTCCCATGATTTGCTTAATCGGTCAAGCCGTGGTGTTCCATGCGGCGTTCTGACCCATTAGTTGATCCGTAGGCTTCCGCGAGGTTGTCGGCTGCGGCACGGACGCGAGCCCCTTGCGCCTGTTCGTTGGTCTCCCCAGTGCAGTAGCTCACCACACGACGCCAATCGAACTGTGTGGCGCGGGCGGCTTGCTCCTCGCGGGTCTCCCCTTCCCTCTTGGCCGGGTATCCGATGTCAACGCGGACGATGAGGCTATGCAGCAGCCACCAACAGCGCGGGCCGATCCGGCGAGACATGGCGTTGACCCGCTCCCCTGCGTCGATCTGCATCTGGCTGACGTTCTGCCCCGGAGGGAACTGGCAGCTATCCACCGTCACCCGCTGGCCCGGTCGCCATGATTGGCCCATCTGCTCGGCAATGTCGGCTTCCAGGCGTCGCACGGCCTTCAACTGGCCATCGTTCAGCAGGCGGTCGAACACGTCCCCACGGCGAGCCGTCTGGACCTTGGCGCGCTTGTCCCGGTCCATTGTGACTACGACGTCAGCGTTCTGCGGGAGGGTCAGGACGTCGGTGTTGACGCCAAACTCTAGGAGCCGGCTGCGCTCGCGTTCCATCGCGCGGAGCTTGGCGCGATCCATTGCGATGTCCTCGGGGCTGCGGGGCTTGTGCTTGCGGCGGCTCATGCGGCCCTCTTCGTCACTAGCAGGGTGACACAGCAGCCAAGGCCGAAGCAGGCGACGCCAAGCGAAAGGTCAGGGCTGATGTGGTCCAAGACACTAAAGCCGAACAGCACGGTGCAGCCCACGCCGCAGTTGGCCCAGAAGTCGCGGGCGCTCACGGCTTCACCTCGCGGGCACCAAGCATGGCGTCGGCAAAGCTATAGGCATCAAACGCGAGAACTTCGGTTGGCCTGTACTGCTGCCCCACCAAGAGCCCAGTAAGAGCCGCCATTGCGAACTCATCGCGAAGGCGAGCGGTTGCCTCGATCTTGGAAGCCTCCAGCAGCCGTTCATTTTCGGCCGCAAGATATTCCTTGTGATCGAACTTGGCTGGCGCAGGATCGGCTGCGGGCTTCTCGACCTTGTAGGCGGTAAGATCATATTCTGAGCCGTTGTGTTGCCAACGTTTATCGTGCGCCATTGCAGGCGCGGTTACAAAACCATTCCGCAGGCAAATTCTTACTTGAGTGTTTCCAGGAACCGGACACTCCCCGCCCTTCCATTCGATCCAATCGGCGTTGTTGTTCGCGTTCATGCTGCCCGGTCCTGTTCAATGAAACACCGCTGGTCTTTGCTGAAGTGCATGACGACCTCGCCCGGCGTTCCTAGAATATCGTGATAACGCGACTTCTGAACTTTGATGATCGTGTCGTCCTCATTCACCCGGTGAACAATGACGCCAAGGTCAGCTTTATTATACCAGTTGCTGGAACCACTTATATCATAGAGCGTCGGCATCTTGTAGTTGCCATCAGCGTCCTTAACGCTTTTTGTCGGGTGCGCCACAACTGCAACATGGACTTGAAACGACTTGGCAAACCGCTTCAACCTGCGGATCGCGCGGCCGATATATTCGGTCTCGGTCTCGTTCTGGCGGCGGTCGTGTTCAAGCTCGTTCCAAGGGTCAATCAC